AAGTTCTTGTCATCCGGGATAAGTTGTTCAATATTCGTTTCAATAATCTTTGCCATAATCAAATTGTGTTGGGGATTGCAACGTCTTGTTCCTCTCCATCTTCAATGACTTTGATGTCATGGATTGTTTCGTCAAAATCATCAAGGATATTATCACCAAGCCTTGCGACCTTGCGGATGATGTTCTTCTTTGTCAATCTTGTGTCGGGAAACTCGCCGACATAAACTTTGAATCTTACTTCGATTTCTTTCATACGTCAGAAAATTAAATTGTGAATAATGAATGCCAACGGGAATGCGACAAGTGTTCCAAGGTCTGTGAAGATGATGTCGTACAACTCAACCGTTCCATGACCCTTTGAATCCCACCATTCTTTGAGGAATGCGGCAACAAGTCCGGCGATGACACCAACAAGGGGAATGAAGATGCCAACAACCAAGGCGATAATGAATCCGGCCAAGAAGTGCTTGCGTTTGTCTGCTTCATGGGACATTGAAACGATGCTTTTGAACATCGCAACAAGGTTTTCCCATAAGTCGGTGAACCACTCCTTGATTCTGTCTTTTGCCGGGGCTTTCTCAAAAACGGGTTCGGCGGCAATGAACACGGGCGGTTGTGTTTTGCCGGAACAAACGCCAAGCCATAAATTTTGCCCGAAAAGAATCTTTATTCTCTCCCATGCGGACGGCTTCCAACACGAAATACATTGTTTGCCATCATTCCAAACATGAAGCGATGTGCATTCCGCATCGGTCATCGTTTCGGGTCTTTGCAATACCTTTGTGGATTGCGGAAAATCAATTGGTTTCATAATCTCGAAATTAAAAATTGCAATTTTTGGGGGCAAAGTTAAGGGATGTATTACAATAATACACCCCTTTCACTTCAAAAGTTATGCTTGACTTTTCAACATCAACGGCCAACTTTCACCCGGATTGGTAGCCCTGCAAAGTTCCACGCAAGCAAAATCGCGTCCCGTTCATCTTGGTTTGTCCGCTTCGTGATTCCCGTGAAATATGCAAGTTCTGCGTGTGTTATCTTGCCGTCTTTTCCTTTCCAATGCTTGACCAATGGCAAATGTTCAACGACACGAACGCCCATGTGCTTGCAGCATTCAACGATTTTGTGTCCCGTTTCATGGTTTCGGCCTACATCGTAACCCTTGGCGGCTGCTTGTGCCTTTGAATCGGCGCGTGACAAGTGCCAATTGCTTTGATTCATCCATCCGGCTTCAACGACAACGACAATCTTTGACTTGTCATCAACCGCCTTGATGATGTCGGCGACCCATTCAAGCAATGTCGGAAAGTCGATTTTCCCGGATGACAATTCTTTCGTGCTTGGGTTCAGCAAGCACACGCCGGACTTGGTGACATCCGGGTCAACGGCGACAATCGCGTCCGGCTTCTTGAACGATGGAAATTCAATCATTGTCCTTGTGCCTTAAAAAGTGCAACAACCTTGCAGCCGGGCGAATCTTCTTGAACACCTTGACCGTGTGCCACCAAAGAAAACCGCGAACTTGCACCAAGTAACGTGTCACATACAATGGTTCGTGATATGGATTCGGGTTGTCTATTGTCCCGGCATCATTCGCATCGAACACAATCTTTCGGATTCTGTAATTTTCACACATACGCAAAGGAATTAGAACGGTCTGTCATCATCTTCTTTCTTTCCGCCGCAAAGTTGGATTTCGCGGACACGAACGTCACACCCGGCAACAAGACGGTGTTCTTTATCTTCGTATTGCTTCAACTTGCCGTCACCCCGGACAAAGACTTGCTTTCCGGCTTTGAGGTGTTGCAGCAATCCGCCGCCATCGCCGTTCATCGTACAACTGAACCATGTCGTTTCTTTGTGTTCGACATTCTGATTGTCAACCCATTTGTCCGAATGGGCAACGGTGAAAGACACGAACTTGTTTCCGTTGGTGTCATAAACGCGGGCATCTTGCCCGATGTTTCCAATGATTTCAATTTTGAACATGATGTTTGATTTTTAGGGGTTATTATTATTCGATTACTTCATGCCACGTCTTGACCGCTTCGTCACCCGTCAAGGTTCGGACATGCTGTTTGTTCTCATATACGGCCAAGGTTTTTTCCTTGCCGTTGTAGTGATATTCGGTCAATACACCATCGACCATTGCTTCACATTTCGCATTCATAGATGATAAATCGCTTTGTTTTTGATGCAAGTGCATTGCAAATGGATTGCAAATGCAATGCAAGTGCATCGTTTTTCATCAATATTTCTTTCCGTGCTTCGCCGGGCGGCTTTCGTTGTACTTCATCTTGTGCCGGACATGCCATTCAAAGTTGATGTTCTGCGATTTCGCCCAATTGGTGATGTAGTCAAGACCAAATTGAATGCGCTTGCAAATGCTGATTTGCCCCTTTGACAATCCCTTGATTAGTCCAAAGGCGTTTTCGGTCATGGTGAATCGGTCGAACGCACGGTGATAGTTGCACGGGTTCAACTTGTCAAAGTCGATTTCAAGTTCCCCGGCAAGGTCGCAAAGGCGAATGAATGTGTCGGCAAATTCATCTTCGATGGTGTCCTTGATGTATTCTTCAAATATGGCTTCATAGGATTCACCGTCTTTCAAGGCGTGTTCAAACATGCCAATCCTTGCATGGCGGTTCTTTCGGTCTGCTTCGATGATTTCCGCTATCTCTGTACATGTGAGCATCAAGCAATGTTCGTTTGATACCCTTGCATCCCAAAAGCCGTGATTCACGGCGATTCGATGGGCTTTCTTGGAATATTCGTTGTAATTCATCATTGTCATTTGCTGTTTGTAGGTTCAAAAATGTTGTAATCAGAATCGACACACCCGTCATATTTCGCAATGAATGCCGACTTCGACCATGACAAGTGCTTGAAGATGCTTTCCTTGAAATAGACCTTGGCGCGATAGTTGTTGACCATGCCAATGACTTCATACACGAACTTTTCAAGGTCGAACGGGTTGACGTTCTGTTTTTTCCCGGACATCAAGCCGATTTTGTAAAGGTCGCAACGTCCCCGCGTTTCCCAAATCATTTTCCATGATGCTTCAAGGTCAACGATTGGTTCAACGGATGCGAACGTCTTGATGCCGCGAACTTTCAATTGTCCCATCGCATCAATGCGTTCTTGGTTCTTGGCCGCGTTAGGTTCAAGTTCATCATGCCCGGTCAAGGTGAATCCGACCGCAAGAAGTTGGCGACCCTTTCCATGACAAAGGTCGTGCGCTTCTTTGGTGTATGCCCACGCCGTGCATTTCGTCAAGATAGACACCGGGACATCAAGGGACATGGCGAACTTGGCACATTCATACGTTGCACCCCACGTTTCCGGCAAACAAGGGTCGGTCGAAAACGAAAAGAACACGCCGCCATTGTCACGGACTGCATCAAGATTGCCAATCAATTCATGCTTGAATGTGTTGATGGCATCTTCCACGTCTTTCAACCCGGCTTTCAGTTGGGGCGTGTCTTGCCCCATCGCTTTTGCAAGGATGCCTTTCTTGCAATAGCAATATTCACACATGTTGGAACATCCAACAAACAGATTTGCCGCCCATGCCGCATATTCCCCGGCCTTTCCTTTGGGCTGATATAAAACTAAACCTTTCATGTCTTTGTTGTTTTATAGTGATACACTTTGAAATCAAAAAAATATTATTTACTCGTTTTATTCAATATATCTTGTACTTTATCAGCAAGTCCCCGGAAATATGGATTGAATTTCACTTCGTCATCGTACTTGTTCAACAAGTGAAGCATTGATGAATGGTCACGGTGAACGAACTTTGCAATCTGCATCAACTTCATCTTGCACTTTCGGCAATGATAGACAAACAGCATTCGGGCAAAGAACCCGTCACGCTTTCTTGACTTGGTGATGTATTGGTCAAACCGCATCCCGGTTGCTTCTTGGATGGCCGCTTGTATCTGCATGACATCTTGATTGGTTCGGATGACATCGGCTTCAAACATGACAACCTTTCGTTCCCGGTTTGCATAGTCAAATTCATGTCCCGCGCCGCGTGACTGCTTCCAATCCCGCAACATGAAGATACCATCGCAACCGTCAAGGATTTCAATATCTCTGCAAAGATGCTGAATCCAAGGCGCGTTTCTTGGCAATCCGTTATTCAACGGGTTTTCTGATTCAAGACCCAACGATTCAAGCAAGTCTTGCGCATTGGCAAACTTTTCAACGACTTCTTTTTCAACGGCGGGGTCTGAAATATCGCCGATTTTCCCGGATATATATATCTTCATGGCTTCACGTTTTGTTGTTCATAAAGAAATTTGTTCACGAAATAGACTTGACCTTTGCCCGTCACCTTTGTTGTCGTGCGAACCTTTGTTGCCGAACCGACTTGGATTGTGACCTTGCGCATTTCAAACAATCCCATTTCCGTTGCGCGTTGTGTCGGTTGGTTGTACCTTTCGCCGAATGAACAAAGGTATTCATTTTCACGCATCCATTGGAAAAGGCGTTTTTCTCCGATGGCAATGCCGTTTTGACAAAGAATCTTGGCAAGTTCGCCAATCAAGATTGATGATTCCGCGCTTTCGACCGCTTGCGAGAAAAGGACACGCGGGGCGGATTCTTCAATCTGCTTTTCCTTGGCTTCGATAAGCCTTTGTTGTTCCTCGATTTGTTCTTGCTGTGATGCCGCAAGGCGCAATGCTTCTGCGAACGTCTTTGGAATGGCGGGTGTCGTTGTCTGCACCCCGGCGATAGTCTTTTCCATCTTGTCGAACAAGTCAATGAATGCAACCTTGAATTGAAGTGCCTTTTCGCCCGTCAAGGACATCGCAAGAAGCGAAAATCCATCCCGGTTCATAACGAAAAGGGGTTGTTGCTTGCCTTGGGCATCAAGATAGGTCGATTTGTAGAACCAATTCTTGTGTGCTGAATTTTCAGCCGACCCCAAAAGGTTGCGCACTTGCTGCATGACGTTCTTGTGCTGTTTGCCGAACACCCTTGCGACTTTCAAGGAATCAGTCACGGGCGTTCCTTTTTCGGTCTTATAAACCATTGTAGATTGAATAATATCGTTCATTTGTCTTAGAATTTTTGTTTTACGCTTGATAATATTCTTTCAAAGTTTCCGGCGGTCAATGCCCCGGATTTCGTAATAGTTGCACATTTCGGACAATCTGCTTGCCACACGGTCGTTGTATTGCTCAATCAACAACTTGTGGTTGATGGGAATGTTCGATGTGATGAATGTGAGGGTGTTTGAAAGGTCGCCCCGTGCTTCGATTAGGTTGCGCATGACATTCAAGCGGTTTCCCATGTAGCACGATTCGGACGGTTCACTTCCAAGGTCTTGAATGCCGATGACGTTGACTTTCTTCAACCCGTCAATCGACCCGGTTTCCGCGAATCTTGAACAAATGTCATCCGCCCGGTGGTTGACCCATGAAAGGCGCGTTTCTTCATCATCGAACTTGATGCGGAATCCGTATGCCTTTGCATAGGCAAGAATGATTTCCAATGCCCACGACTTGCCCGTCCCGGTGTTCCCTGCGATGTAGATGCCGCGTTTCAACTTGGCCGGGATTGGCTGTCTTGTTTCCGGGTCAAGGCATTGCGCCGTTGTGTCGCAATGAATCCACTTGACAAGGTTCGTGTATGTGAAGCGGTTTTCATCATCAATGACGAATTTCGGGTCACGGGACTTTCCAATCGCATCAATCAGTTGCAACGATTCTTCGACATCATATTGCAAATACTGATAACGGGTGATTGAGTTTGTCAAGATGTTGCGTTTCCGCATTTCTTCAATCAACCGGGAAATGTGATTGGTGTGAACAACTTGTCCTTTCTCGTTCTTTATTTCCATAAGTCGTTGACGTTGTTAGTTGGCGAACCGCCGCGTCTTGCCGTTGCTGTTTCACCGTTGTTGTCATAATTACCATCTTCGACCTTTCGCCAATTGGTCGCGTTCTTGAACACCCATCGGAATGAACACCACTTGCCGGACTTGCAGAAATCGGAAACACCGATTTTCTTGAAGATGGCTTCGATTCTCTGATAAGCCGTTTCCGGTTCATCCCCGGCGACCATTTCATTGAATCGTTGGCGAACTTTCGTCTTGTCATCATCCGCAAGGGTTCGCGGTTGAGGAAAGCCGGGGCAATTTTCTTTCCATAACGCCATGATTCTTGAATAATCAATGACGAATTTCTTTTCTTGCGATGCCGGGTCAACGAAAGTTGACGAATCTTCGTTAGAAGATGATATATTATTATCTTCGTTAGAAGATATATTTTCTTTTCTTTCCTTTTCTTTGGATTGCAAGTGCATTGCATTTGCATTGCTTTTGCATTTTGAACCCCACCGATGTTGTGCCGCTTCTTTGCGTTTGGCCTTGATTTCGACACGCTTTTGCAAGCGTTTGTTCACAGATTCCGACCAAAAGTTTTCATCGTCTGTCTCAAACAAGCCGAAATCCCGGATGATGCTTTCAACGACCTTGGCATCCACATGAAGCGCAAAGGCGATTCCCTTGATTCCTGCAAGGGGCAAGATGCCGTCTTGTTCGTGAAGTTGTTCAACCACACACCAAAACACGCCAATTCCCGCGCATCCGTGTTCCATCAACACATTTTGCAACTTTGGGTCGTTGCGGGCGTTGAAGTCGTGTTGAAAATAGAATGTTTCTTTCATGTCTTTGGTGTTTAGACCGCCCGGACAAGCGTTGAACCCATCCGGGCGGGTGATTGTTAAACTTCGATGATAGCGATTTCCGGGGCGATTTCCTTGATTTTGACAAGTTCTTCGTCAATGACCTTGTTTCGCAAATCTTCCAAGGTCTGATTCGCACCGGGCGAAAGAAGAACGAAAGCCACTTCACGACCGTCAATCTTGGCGAATGTCTCGACTTCAAGGTTTTCGGCGGGCATTCCCTTGAAGATGGCAATTTTCAAGTTGAACTTGCCGGGCAAGTTGGAATTGACCACTTGGGCGAAATTGTCCGTTCTGTTGCCGTTCTCTGCAAGTGACCTTTCCATCTTGACGTTGACATCGGCCTTGAAGTTCATCAAGGTTGTCACCAAGGTCATGTTCTCCTTGGGGTCTGCAAAGAACGCACGGTTCATCTTGCAGAACAAGCCAAGTTCGGCGGGTTGCCACGTTGTACTTGGGTCGTTGATGCCGAACTTCAAGAACGATGGGTTGAACGCCAATTCACCCTTGATGTTGCCGCGCTTGTATTCATCGGCTTCGTTGATGACAAGTTCGATTGACACCTTTTCGCGGTCAACGATGATGTGGCAATCCTTTTGCAAGAATTGTTCGGCGTTGATTCGCTTTGTCAGATACTCGACAACCGTTCCGATTGTGCCGGACAAGTTGGTCTTGACGGGTGCTTTCGGTTCAAGAACCGGGGCGGCTTTGCCCTCGCGCAAGATTACTTCAACGGGCTTGCCGTTGTTCTCTGTTGCATTGATGTTGATGTTCTCAATTTCCATGATTTTGATTTTTTGAATGTGAAACAATTAGTTGTCTGTTCCCGTCTTGGCGGGGTCTTGGTTGCGGATGACACCGAACAAGGTTGTTTGAAGTTCATCGGCGGTCGCCGGGCGTGATTCAATCAAATCGCCCTCTTTGTTGTAGTAACCCGTTTCGCGGGCTTCTTGGTCAACGAACTTGTAACAAAGTTCCTTGACATACTCCGACTTTGATTTGATGTCGCCGACCATTCTTGCACGGGTTTCTTTCAATGGCTTCAACTTGCCCTTGTAATGGGCGGCGGCTTCCTTGGCTTCCTGCTCGATTTCGGCGATTTCGATTGACGCATTGGCCAATTCTTCCTTGCGTTGCTGCAATTGTTCCGGGGAGTAGGGTTTCATGTAGCCCTTTTCCTCAACCTTGTCGCAATTGTCTTTCAAGAATGCTTCACGGGCAACAAGGTTTTCAATGTCTTTTCCTAAATGCTTATCCATTTTGATAATTTTTTGATGGTGAATAATTATTTGTTGAACAAAAGAAAGTCGTTGAACAAGTCGGTGAACATTTCGCCGAATTGACGCGCTCGATTTGACGATTTGAAGCAAAGCCGAGACCCGACATTCGCATCCGCATTCGATGCCGTCCTATACGCATGCGCATAGACGAACCCCGCATGTTCCTTGTAAACAAACCAAGGATAATATTTCCATTGGTTGCCGTCCGACCAATCCGGAACAAAGCCGTCAATCTTGTTCCATGCTTGCGCAATGACACAAAGCATGTAAAGGGACTGCATGGCCTTGATATGGTCATCGCCGCAATCAAACACAAATTCATCGTTGATGCCAAGATACTTGCATGATGCCGCAAAGTCCGGGCATAGTTCCGATGGTTCTTTTTCCTCAACTTCTTTGCAATCGAAGTCAAAGACGGTCAAGTCCGTATCTTCGCACTCGCTGATAATGGCTTCACTTGCTTCGCCTTTGGTGTCGTACTTGCCAAGAACATCTTGGTTTTCCTTATTGGTCACAATGTACTTTTTCATTGTCTGAACTTGTTAAAATGGTGTTTTGTTAAATAGAATTTGCATTCCCGGTTCTGCAACAAATACCGTCTTGTGTGTCGCTTTCTGTATGCCGTCACGGAATGCGGCGGCATCGGAATTGCCGGATGAAAGGTGAATCAAGACGATGTTGTTCACTTTCGACAAATCGTTGCAAAGCAATGTTTCCTTGCATGTGTCGAACGACATGTGCGATTTTACCGTCCTATTGCGCAAGGCCGGGTTCAACTTGCCGGATGCAATGTTCGCATCAAGGATGTCTTGGCGATAGTTGCATTCAATCAAGATGTTGTTCAACCCTGCAAAGGTGTATTCCAAATAATAGGTGTCGGTCGCAAACAACGTCATGCCGCATTCCGGGTGATAAATCAAGAACCCGAAAGGGTCGGCGGCATCATGCCGGGTTTCAAATCCTTGCACCAAGAACTTGCCGACATGGTAAGGGTTGCCGCCGGGCTTCATGCCACAGACAAGGCGGTTTTCGCCAAGGTGCAACGCATCGCGTGTTCCCTCTGACATATAGCAAGGAATCCTTGCTTCAAGGAACTTGGCAACGTGCTTGGCATGGTCGCCGTGTTCGTGCGATACCAATGCCCCGGCAATGCGTGAAATGTCGAAATCCATTGCCTTTTGAACTTGCTTGAAAGCGATGCCGCATTCAATGACAAGTGCTTCTTTTCCGTTGTCAAGGACATAGCAATTGCCGCTTGACGATGAACCGATGACATGTAGTTTCATATTCCTTTCGGGTTGTTAGATGTTAGAATCCGGGTTGACGGCCATTCGGGGCTTGTGACGCGCTTTCCGGGGCTGTTCCGGCGTTGTCGCCACCGTCAACATTCATCTTGATTTCGGTCTTGTTGGCCTTTTCCGCCTTTTCTGCTTCCACTTGGGCGGTTACGTCAACGGCTGTGTCTGTGATGTCGATGATGTCTTGTTCTTCTTCAACCGTGCGCATACCCATTGAAATTTCGGGTGCATAAGCCGATGACCACCAAGACGCGGCGCGATACATGAGCATTTGACGCGGCATTGTCTGCCACTTTGACCCGGACTTCGTAAACCATCCCTCTTGAATGGCAAGGCGGATGGAAACCGGGGATGATTCCAAAACACTTGTCCCACCCTTTGCGGTCGTGTAGGCAACGCATTCAATATCCATCATCTTCTTGCCGTCAAACTGCTTGTTGACTGCATCCTTGCGGCGGGTTTGTGGGTTGTACACATAATCGACATAATCAACCATGCCAAGGTTGCCTTTCTCCGTGAATCGGAATTGAAGCGGTTCAAAACGTCCGCAAGTGTTCACGGTTGCGATTAGGAACTTGGCCGACCATGACGGGCGACCGTAGATTGGAACAAGGTTTTGCATTACCATCAAGGGCGATGCGCCGATTCTCGATGATAGTTCAAGGGCAATGATGCAATTCGACATTGCTTTCATTTCGGCGGCTGCAATGGTCTTTTCGTCTGCACCTTGTGGAACATTCACACGGTAGATTTCCGGGACAAGTTCGGAATGTGCGAACATCTTTGAAACCCGTTGAATCGTTGCGAATTGTTCCGGGTCGAAGAAATTGAACGCAACGGGCATTGCCGCGCCGTTCTGCTTGGTTGTTGTTAAATCATTCATTGTTGCGATTGTTTATTTGATTACTAATTCCTTGTCGGTTGTGACAACAAGGTTGATAATTTGACTTTCTGTTTCAATCAAGGTGTTCACCGATTCACGGTTGTCAATGAATATTGGGGCGCATACACCATTGAACTTGCAAAGGGCGTTGATGATGTCAAGTCCGGCGTTCACCTGCTTTGCGGTGTTGGCGGCTTGGTATGGCACACCGTCAATCAATGGGACACACACTTCAAATTCGTTGCCGTCAACGGTATGGTCGAACAAGCGGAACTTGACCATCTTGAACATGCCGTTGATGCGGCGTTCGCATTCGTCAATCTTGGCCTTGGTGAACTGCGTGATGGTGTATTCCTCTTTTTCCGCGTCTGCAATCTGTTGTGCCAAGTCCTTGCCGGATGCTTCAAGGCGGGCAATTTCATCATCGCACTTCTTGATTTGGTCACGGGCGGAAAGTTGAAGTTGTGCTTGGCTTCGCTCTGACTGCACTTGACGCAACTTTTCGGAAAGTTCGTCATTCACGTTGTCACCCTGCTTGTCGGTCGAAAGGGTTGATTTGATGTCGGCAATCTGCTTGTCGATGGCAATGACTGATTCAAGGGTGTCGCCGTCAACCTTTGCGGGTTCTGATTCAGGGTGTTCTGCAAGCCATGTGTCGATGTCTTGGATGAACTTTGTTTGTTCAACTTCTTGCGCTTCGATTTCGGCGGTTGCCTTTCTTATCTTGGCAAGAACCTTTTCAAGTTCCTCGATTTCCTTGCCCATCTTTTGACCCTTTGCGGTCATTTCATCAAGTTTCTTGTCCTTGGCATCGTTGAAGTGCTTGCGCGATTCCTCAACACGGTCGGCGGGCAATGGTTGGCCGCAATAAGGACAAACGGTTGCCGTTTCATCAAAGGCACGGGCGTTTTCTTCTTTCCATGCTTCACGCAACTTGTCTTGTTCACCCTTGATGCGGTCGATTTCAGATTCAAGACGGGCGATTTCTTTCTTGTTCCCGGCAATCTCGTTCCTTGTCAAGTCAAGCAAACGTGACTTGCTTGAACGCGATGCCATCTTTTCGCGGCGTTCCGCATTGGCTGTGAATGCTGAATCCTTGGCGGCTTGTTCGGCCTTGCGGATTTCTTCTTGTCGCTGCATCTGCAACTTGGAAATCTGCGATTGCTTTTCCTGCTCTGCTTCATAGAAAGCACGGTTGGCGGCTGCACGGTCTGCAAGTTGGTTGTTGATGTCACGTTCTGTTTGGTTGCATCGCTCGATGGTTGCTTCCAAAGATGCCCAATCCCCGGTTTCCGGCTTCATCTTATTGGTTTGGTCAATACGGGGTTGGATGTTGTCAAGTTCGATGCGCAAACGCTTCTTGCGGGCTGCAAGTTCCGTTTTGAAGTCTGTCAATGACTTTCCGGATATACGGTCAAGCAATGCGGCGAAATCCGGGTTCTTGGATGCGATTTCATCATCTGTGATTGTCCCGGCCAAAAGGAACAATTGTTCGCGCTGATTCTTCCAAGGCATACCGATGAAGAAAGCCGGGTTCGTTATCATCTTGAACACCGTTTCATCAATGATTTCACGGATGCGGTTTTGGTAGTCACCGACACGAACCGGGGTTTCATTGTACCAACATTCGGTGTGATTTCCCTTGAACACTTGTTCGGTCTGTCCCTTGGGTTTGACCCAATCTTCAACGAATGCGCGTTTCAAGGTGATGGTTTCGCCGTCAACGGATAGAACACCCGTGACCGAACATTCGCATTTCTGCAAGGGTTTTCCCTCTGCATCATTGGATTTGATTTCAAAGTCCTTGCGGTCTTTGGAATCCTTGCCGAACAACAACCAAATGAACGCATCAAAATGTCTTGACTTGCCAAGACCGTTCGCACCCATGATGGTTGTGACATCGGCGTTGAAATTGGTCGTGACATCCTTTGCGCCGCGCCAATTAACCATTGTTAGACTTTTAAGAATTACTTGTTTCATATAGAACTAAAATTTAGAAGTGATTAGAACTTTTCTTTCAGTTGCAAAGCCCGGTCAACGTCAATGACAATGATTCGCCCGGTTTGGGTGATGGCCTTGTCTATCTTGCCGGATGCTTTGATTCTGTTGGCGGTCGCCATGCTGCAATTGAAAATCCGGGCGATTCCCGCAATACCATATTCAAGGTTTTTGGGCTTCTGTTCCGGCTGACTTGCAGTTGCGGCGGCGGTTGTTTCCCGGATAAGGTCAACAAGTTCGCCAACGGTCAAGTCAATTATTCGTGTATTCGGGTCGATGTTCATTAGCGAATATTCCTTTCACAAACGCCTTGACGCAATCCATGCCACCCCACACAAAGAAGATGGCCATCAATGCGGCGAATGCAACCAACTTTGACACGATGAAAGCCAAAAGCCATGTGCCGATTGGTTGTTGCTCGTTTGGTTCTCCAAACAAACCGATGACGAACACGATGCCAAGCAAGAAGATTGCGGCAATTCTGATAATAAATACTACATTTTTCATTGTTGCGAAATTTAGAAGTTAAAGAAATCAATTGTTGTTGCATCATCCGCGTTGCGTCTTGAAGAACGGACGCGGGTTGTAGTAGTCTTTGCAGACGTTCGACTTGTCCGAACGATGAATTGGCATTGTGCAATCTGATACACCACCAAAAACAGCAAGAAAGTTGCAATTACATTGCGTTTCAATGGTGAAAGACTTGATGATATATTGAAGTGCTTACAAAACCACCACGCGGACAACTCGTTGACCTTTGTCACACCAATCTTTTCAAAGATGTTCCGGGTGTGATTCTCAACGGTTCGTTCTGAAACGAAAAGACGGTTGGCAACATCTTTCTTTGTTGCGCCCCATGCCAATAGTTCGGCAATTTCCGCTTCGCGTTTGGTTAGTGTTGCGCCCTCAATCATACTTCGCCCCAAACATCAGTTACACCGTACTTGGCGAAAATCGCTTCGATTTTCTCCGCTTCACTCACTTTTGGTTCGACTTCGCCGTGCAATCTTGAAAGGAACGCCGGGCGTGTCGTTACGTTCAAGGCATCCATGATTTCGTGTCGGACTGCTTGAACATCCTTGTTCATTACTTGGGAAAAACCCTTTTCAAATGCGTAATTTCTCATTTTTTGTTAAATTTTCGTTGTTATTGAATCGTATTTCATAAAAATGACGTATTTTTGCTATTTCAAAACCGAAAGAAATGCTTTACCTTTGCATCGTCTTAGGTTTACGGGTGCAAAGATACGCAATATTGCGCATACTACAATGGTTTAGCACGGAAAATTTCGTGTTTTCGATAGTTAAAAATTATTAAACAAAATAGCAAAACAACGTAACTATATGAATGACAACGAGTTAAGCGATGTTCGGGAAATACGCAAAAAATGGGGCTTGACGCAAAAACAACTTGCGAAAGCCATTGGCGTTGACACAAAGACCGTGCAAAATTGGGAATATGGCACACAGATTCCAAAAAGCAAACGCGCAATATTGCGTCAGATTGAGGAAAACGGAATTTCACCAACCGCCATCAAGCCGCAAAAGTATTACGGCGATTCATTGCAAAGTGAAGATTACAAAACCGTTACTTTGCCATTGATTCCGCTTGAAGCGGTTGCCGGATTCCCCGGATGTGATGTTGACGGTGTGTTCCTTGAAAACTGCGAAAAGTATGCCGTCCCGGAATTTTCGGCAAAGGGGGCGCAATATCTGATTCGTGTTTCCGGGACATCCATGTTGCCAAAGTACAACAACGGCGACTTGTTGGCATGTCGCAAGATTGACGAAATCACATTCTTTCAATGGGGCAAGGTTTATGTCATCGACACCCGGCAAGGAATCCTTGTCAAGAAGTTGTTCCCGGACAAGGACAACCCGGACAACATCTTGTGCGTATCTGAAAACAAAGATGATTTCCCGCCGTTCACCTTGCCGATGGATGAAATACGTTCAATCTCGATTGTCGTTGGTGTGATAGGCGTTGAATGATGTTATATTAAATATAATAATGTGCATTTGCATTGCACTTGTTATGCAATTGCATTGCAAGATACTATATAAAAGGAAAGAAAAGAAAAAAATAATATAATATCCTTTTTCACTTCGTTCAAAAGAATATTCGTGTACTTCAAATCAAAATATCTGTTTTATGGGAAAGATTGAAATCAATGTTTCGGAATTTTACGGCATCCCGGCGTTTTATTCGGTCATGCCGCGTGACATCTTTGATGCGCTTGAATCGGCGGCGTTGAAAGGCGACAAGACGGCGACCGTTGACAAGGAACAATTCGACAAGATGATGTTGGACTTTAACGGAAAGGTTGCATGATGGATTGGTTCTTTTATGGCTTCTTGCCGATAGTCGGCGGCATCCTGCTTTATTTCTTCATCAAAGGATTGGTGAATCAAGACAACGACAAAAAGGACAAAGAATGAAAGGATTGAAGATTTTCTTTGTGATGATGGTTGCATCATTGGCCGCATGTTCGACCGATGATTCCGGGATAATAGAACCGCAAGAAGTTGTTGTCCCGGAAAATACCCCGGTGGCAATGATTGGCCGATGGGATGAAGTCGGCGGCGATGAATGGTTCATCTTCACGAAAGATGATGAAAGGGAATCCGGCGCATTCGTTCACTATAACGGGCAAACAGAATCCGGGACGTTCTTGTTCACGGAATCCGACAACACCATCCATTGCAAGATTGATGGCCGGGATGAATCAAGGTACAATTTCCGAATCTCTGTTTCATTTGACAATACAGACAAGAACCTTGCAACATTCACAATGGGTTCACACACTATCAACGTAAAAAGAACGCAACAATGAAAAAGGCAATCAATGCCCAAGCAATCGAAATCACCCGGCGATTCTTCCAAGGGCTGCAAATGGCCATCGACAACGGCCTTTGCCAAGGGTTGAAGAACTTTTGTGACGAACACGACTTGAACCGTGTCAAATACCAACGTATCAAGGGCGACTTGAACAAGCCCGTCAACGAATGGAAATACAAGGTCGTTGACCTTGACGCGCTTCAATACCTCTGCGATGACTTCATGTTTTCGGCGGAATGGTTGCTTTTAGGACGCGGCAAAATGATGAAACGCAATGATAATTGACAAGACAATAAAATTCCTATTACACAAGCGGAATCCGGGCGACACAAAGAACCTTGGAATCCGAATGCGTGTGACCATCAAGGGACAAACGCCGATGGACTTTCCGTTTCCAAAGACGTTGAAGATTGATTCGGATGATTGGGACTTCGACACCATGCGGCCAAAGTCCGGCGTGACAACCGCCGTTGCATCTGACATCAACCGAACAATCGGTGATTGGGTCGGCAAGATGAATGACGTGTTCGCCCGGTATGAAATCATCGAAATGCGGATTCCGGCCAACAATGAAGTCAAGCAATTGTTCAATGACTACATCGGCAAGAAATCCATCCTTGATGCGAACGACATGCCGGGGTTCTTTGATGTGTTCGACATGTTCACACAGACGATGGGCGACAAAAACGAATGGACGGCGGGGACACATGAAAAGTTCCATGCCTTGCGAAACCATCTTGAAGCGTTCGACAAGAAACTTGACCTTGCCACGTTCGATGAAGCCAAGGCGCAATTGTTCGTTTCCTATCTTCACGGGTTGAATTTCAGAAACACAACCGTCAAAAGCAAGGTTTCATTCCTCAAATGGTTCTTGCGATGGGCGGCGGAAAACGGATATTACAACGGGAACGCGCACCAATCATTCAAACCAAGGTTGAAAGGGACATCCGTTGAATCAAAGGAAATCATCTATCTTGAAAAGGATGAAGTCAAGCGGTTGGAAGATATGACGTTCAACGAAAGCCAAGCCGCCCTTGAACGTGTCCGGGATGTGTTCTTGTTCTGTTGTTTCACCGGGCTTCGATATTCGGACGTTAAGAAGTTGACCCGGTACGACATCCGGGATGGTGTGATTGTGTTCGTCACCAAAAAGACCGTTGACGGCATCCGGGTTGAACTGAACAAACATTCACAAGCCATCCTTGACAAATACAAGGATGTTCCGTTTCCCGGTCATGCGGCCTTGCCCGTCATCAGCAACGAAAAGATGAACGCCCATTTGAAAGACCTTGGCAAACTTGCCGGGCTTGACACGCCAACCCGTGTTGTGTGGTTCGTCAAGAACGTAAGACATGAAGAATTGTTCCCAAAATGGCAATTGATGACAACACACGTTGCCCGCCGGACATTCGTTGTGAACGCCTTGCGCCTTGGCATCCCGCCGGAAGTCATCATGCGATGGACGGGTCATTCGTCTTTTGAAAGCATGAAACCATACATGAAGATAATTGATGAAGTCAAGCGAACGGCGATGTCAAAGTTCGATGATTTTTGAATTTGTACACAGACGAAAAATGAAAAAACAGACGTACACGAATTTGTACACGAAAATGCGGGGAAAGATGATGTTTCGTGATTTTGTACAATATCAGCAATATTGCGTGAATGCCCTTTTTTCTTGGGTTTGCGGCTTCGTGACACTTAACGAAATAATGGGTCTTAGTTCCTCTCTCTCCGCAATATCGCTTGAAAATCAAGCATTTACGCACAATGTACACGAATTTGTACACGAAAACGCCCGATTTTAACACTTTCGGGCGTTTTTTATGCGCATTTTTCGCCGGATTTTATTCTTCGATGTACACGGATGTACAAAACCCCGTCTTTTTCAATGGTTCACCATGTTTTCGGTGTACAATCATGTACATTTCCCCGGTCGGCTGAATTTTCAGCACACGAAAAAAGCCGGGGTGCAACTCCCCGGCCAACTATCATCGTTCGGGGTGCAACTCCCCGTTTCGCAACAATGACGGTGCAAAGGTACAATTTTTATTTCAGAAACCCGCGAATCCGGGTGATGAAATTTTTGATTGTACGCACGAACGGTTGTCTTTTCATATAAAGAAGCACGATGGCGGCAAGGATGACCGCAACGATGAAAGCGATGTAACGCCAACGGTACGGGTCGGGAACGGGCGTTGAATCCTTGTGTTCCTCTTTTCCCGTGCGCACCAAGTTCGCGTTGTCCTGCTTTTCATCCTTTTTCTTCGTTTCCTTGCTTTCGCCCTTTCGTTCGTCTGTTTTCTTGATTTGGGTCTGCTTGACCGACTTCACCGACCCTTTGACCTTTCCGATGCCGGGCAAGTCAAGTTCGGTGTCCGCATCCGGGTTGCCGCCGGATGAATCGGTTTTCACGTCACCATTGTTGAAGAACTCAATTTCGGTGATGATGATTTCCCCGGTCTGTGTCCGGGTCGTGTCAATCACCTTGTCCGTTGTCTCTGTTTTGGTGACATGGTTTTCCGTACTATCAAGGGCGTATTCCACAACGTCCTTGGTTACTTTGCGCGATGTCCCGCAAGATGCAAGGACAAAGGCCGCAATCAATAAAAACAATACTTTCTTCATACTTCAAAGGTTTTTGATGTCGTTCAATCTTCGCAACCATCCCTTGATGAAGCGTTTGTTCGTGTGCTTCAACTTCTCTTGTTCGGTCGCCCGCCGTCCGATTTTGCGTTCATACGCTGCAACGGACTTTGATACGATGTCATTCAAGAAGTTCACACGCGCCTTGTATAAGGCATCGAACAATTCATCCGGGTCGGCAAAGTTCACGGCGTTCAAGGTCTTTTGGCCGACAATGCCGTCAACCTTGACACCAAGGATTCTTTGCGGAATCTTGATGCCATGCGCACCCGAACCCCAAACCCAATCGACAAGGATGTTGGCGACTTTCTGCGATTGGATGTTGTCGGCTTTCCAACGATTCCAAAAATACGGGATGAACACGCGGTCGCGCACATCCTGCCTTGAAATCTGCTTCAAGTCCTGCACGTCAATGTCACCGTCCACGTCCTTGTCATAGCCGCATTGTTTCCATGTGCCGATTGTCACGCCCATGTTGGTTGCGCCGCCGGAATCGGCGGGGTCATTTGCAAAACCGCCCTCCCATTTAAGGATGAACGGGAAAAGTTTGTCGCAATTAGCCATCTTCTTTGCTGTTTAAGGGTTGTTCACTTGTCCCTTTGTCGCCCGGCATGAGTATGTCGGACAATGGGACGTTCAAATGTCGTTCCGCTTTGTTGACCATGATTCTTTGCATTGCCTTGGCAATGGGCTTGTCGTTTTCCGATGACCAATTTTCAAGGCATGACCAAAGTTCATAAAACAAGAACACGGCAACCGCAAAACGGACGGCCAAGCCATCATCCGAATGCCGGACGTTGATGTCAACGTAACTTGCAAGGATAATGCAAAGCCAAGCAATAATCATTGTGGCAAGTATTCGCCATTTGTATTCTGACTTAAACTTGCCGTCCGACTTGTCCGGGTATTTTGCATGTACGCGCCGACCAAGGAAAAAGGCCGATATGACATCAAGGATGACGGCGATGAAGCACGGGACAAAGAAGTCAACCGATGTTTCAACAGCCAACAACAACCCCGCAATGATACTTGACAACCATTGCATCAACTTTTGCGCGATATAATATTTCAAGTCGTTCATTTCATTTTAAGTGAATTGAAAACACTTTCCGACTTTGACGATGGTTGTGTCCATTGGAAACAAGTTCAACGGTTTTTCGCCGTTGGCCTTGCGCTTCTCGTTGATGGTTGGCAATTGCGTTTGGGCTTTCTGAATGTAGCCAATCAGAATGTCCGACCCGGTGAAACACGACCGCCGTTCACCAACTGCGTTGCCGCTTGCGTCCTTGGTGAAGAAATCACCGTCCGCGTCTGCTTGCTCGTTGAAAGTAGCAAGGACAACTTGCATCTGCATTCTCAACCCGGATTGATTCTTTCCCGGAAACTTTGTCGGCTGTATCAAGACCTTTTCAATCAAGATTCGCTTGTCGAATATATCTTCAAGGTCGATTCCCTTGCCGATAATCACATCCGATTCAAGACCAAGTTCACTAAATCTTGCCATTGTCGAAAACGGTGTTTTGGTTAAACTTCGTCAAGGATTTCAACGGCCAATGCGTCAACGTCTGCACGGAACTGCAAATATTCCTTGTATTCGTCAACGGCATCGGGGTTGATTTCAATGCCAAGGGCGTGTGAGTTGTAGGCGTTCACAAGCGCAAATTCGGCGGATTCGTCAATAACGTCACGGATGACCGCTTTCTTGATTGAAGCCTTTGTCGGCTTGTCCCAAATGCGGACTTCGTGACACATCCAACCGATTTGTGTTTCCTCGCTCTCGCCCTCTTTGACACCCATTTCGGGTTCGATGTTGTAACGGATGATGGATGAACCGTCATTGTCATGTTCCAACGCGGCGGGTTTGCCGTGTTCCATGTCGTAATGCGCGTTTGGCGCGATTGAATCTAATCTCATAAGGCAAAATCTTTTGAATTTTTGAAATTAAGTTTATTGAATCACAATACTTGCACCAACCCCACCAAGATGCGATTGCCTGCTTGTACTGCATTTTGGTTGGCAAGACCTTTCTTTTGTTAAACAATGCCACCCGGCGGCAAAGATGTTGTTTTATTCCCTTGCGCAACCTTGTATGTGTGTGGAAAAACACATAACCAAGAAAATCAATTCCCCGTGAATCTACCGGGAACACTTGCCAATTCTTCTTGACTTTCAACTTCAAGTTGTCGTGAAGATACTTTCGCATATCAACAAGAAGATTGTGCAACCATTCCTTGTTGTCCGATAGAATCACAATGTCATCGGCATATCTGAAATAATACTTCACGCCCTTTTCTTCTTTCAACCAATGGTCGAAATATGTCAAGAACAAGTTCGCAAAGTATTGTGACAAGTAATTCCCGATTGGAACGCCATATTCAACCGAATCAATGATTTCGTCAAGTAGCCAAAGCAACCGCGAATCCTTGATTTTTCGGCGGACAATCTGTTTCAATATTTCATGGTCAATACTTGGGTAGAAATGCCGGATGTCGATTTTCAAGCAATACTTTGTCCCGGCGGGGTCGTTTTTCAACGTGTAACGCATATCTTCCGCGCACTTGTGGATTCCCCGGTTCTTGATGCAAGAATAGGTGTTCGGCGTGAACACGGAAACCCATATCGGTTCAAGAATGTTCATAACTGCATGATGAACGATTCTATCCGGGTAATACGGCAAACGCGAAATCAAGCGTTCTTTCGGTTCAAAGATTGTGAATTGATGGTATTCGGACGTTTTGAACGTCTGATTCTTCAACGCTTCGTGCAATGCAAGAAGATTGGCTTCACGGTTCTTGTCATGTACACGCACACCATACGAACGCAACTTTCCCTTGCGGGCTTTCTCGTCCGCAAGACGCAAGTTGTCGATGCTGATTACTTGTTCATATAAGTTGCCGATTCGCTTCATGTTCTTACTTTGCTTGAATAGTTGGGCTTTTCGGCTTTCGCCTACCAAGTCCGTTTTTCGGATGAAATTTTTTGCCCTTGGATTTCTCCAAGTCATGCCGCCGGGATGTCCGGGGCTTTTGTGGCAAGGTTTCCTTTGATGCAACATTGGGTTTGTATATTTTTCAAGCAACGCTGAGACCCGATATTCGCATTCGCATTCGATGCCGTATTATTCGTATTCGCATAGACGAACCCCGCATTCGCGTCATTATTCGCATTACCGCTGAACAGAACGCCACGACAAAGGACAACCCTTGAATATTTCTTTTTGAAAGGCGGGGCGGCTTTGTTGCCGCCCTACCTTTGAAGTTCCAACCAATCACCCCGTCATGCGGCAAAGGGTGAACGATTTTCGATTTTCCGCTTCGCGGCGATTAGGCTTCCGGGATGAAGCAAAGCCGAGACCCGATAAACGCATACGCATTCGATGCCGCATTAGTCGTACTCGCATAGACGAACCCCGCATTCGCGCCAGCATTCGCATAACCGCCGAACAGAACGCCACGTTCCGATGTCCCGGAATCCGGGATTGATGTATAGAAGTAATCACAGAAATATGTCGATGAACCACCGCCGACCTTTAACGGCATGATTTCGCCATATTCGCCAAGGACAACTTCTTTCACATAACCCTCTGAACGTGCAAGGTCGCCGCGATAGTCATAGTTGGTCACGCCGCTTGACGTGAACTTGGTCGGGTCATCGCAAGTGTAGAACTTGGAAAGACCGCCCGCCGCTTCTGACTGAATCATAACCTTGCAACCGTCAGTCCATTTCCAAACATGACCGAACGGGTTTTCAACACCGCGATATGATGGAACGGAAACAACCGTTGCGTTGGTGTCATATCCGCCCGCTTCAAGCGTATAGTCAACGCAACCCGTGTGGTTGCCAAGGCTGTTTGTTGTTCCGCAAGGAACGAACGGGTTGCGACCATTCCATGTGTTCCACTTCGTGCTATCCAATGTTGTCACGCCCGCGCCAAGACCGCCTTGATGGTAGCCGTTGGCATCCAATGCGGCGTTGAACGATGCTTGCGAATTGAAATTGCAATACTCGATTGCAAACAGCCACCAAAGTTCCTTGTACAAGCGATAGACGTTGCAGTTCCATTCCGATGAACCGCGATTGCGGGCATACGCACGGAAATTGGTCAAGGAAATGTTGGTTGCGGGACGGCCAAGCAATGTTTTGTTGGTTTCATCCCATCCGCTTGTGTTGTTGCCACCGCGAAAATCGGCGGTGTCGTTGACAACCGATGAAAGTTTGTTCCCGGTGTGCTGCAAGGCTGCTTCGTATGCCGAAATATAAGCCTTGTCCCACTTGCGGAAACCGGGCAATGCTTCGGTCGAAATCAATGCACGGCGTTTCAGACCGTCCATTTCAAAGCGATAGTAACAATCGGGCAATTCAACCATGACTTGACCGTCAGTTCCCGAAAGGTCTGCCGCCGCGCCGTTGTCACGCTTGGTTGAATCGTTCGCATGAAGATAATAGTTCACTTCGCCGTCATCTGACAAGACGCAACGGCGCATCAATGACTGCACGGGCAACGATGCGTGAAGTTCGGCCTTTCCGATTCGCGTTGGTACGGGATTGGAAACGCTTGTGTCCCATTCGATGCCATAATAGTAGTCATACGCAAATTGCGGGCGTGTGCCGCCCATTCCGATGATAAGTCCCATATTAGTAACCAAATTTGAGATTGTTTGACAATGATGTCGTTTTGATGACTTTCACAATTTCGGGATTCCAACCGCAATCAAACTTCGTTGTCACGGTTTCCCCGTCCGGCATCCCCGCAAGTTGAACTTCAAGTTCGACCGGGGCAATGCCATCGTTCTTGATGTTGAACGGTTGACCGTCCGCAAGGCTGAAATCCTTGGTGTCAAGGTCTGTCACCGTTCCCATGATTCCGACTTGTGCGGAAACCATTTCACCGCTTCTTGTTATCATACTTGTTCAATTTTTGAAAATTCAATGTGCAAAGATAATGCTTTTATGTGTTACAATAATACATTGTTGAATAACGCAAGCATAACTTTTGCGGTTAAACACTCTCCGGCGGGGTTGGTTCGTCTTGGATTGACCAAGACTGAACCACCTTGCCACCGATTATTTCAAGCGATTCGACAACGACCTTTCCCGGTTCGGGCGTTGGCCTTTCGCTTGCAACGAAATCAAGAAACCCGGATTCCCTCAACTTCGTTAGGTATGCCCCGACCTTTGAATCCACGCAACGCAAGTCAAGCGGTTCGCCGGGGATGTACTTTGCCAATAGTATTTTTGCCATAAGCGTTCAATTTATATTCCACTTGTTTCGATTTCCTTGTTCAAAATGAAATACTTGTTGTTGTAATAACGCAAGTGCAACACGTCACTTGATGCCATGACCCATGAATCAACATTCCTTGCAGCGACACGCGAAATGGTGGTTCTATATCCGCCTTGTTGCCAATCATACGTTTGTGTTATCTTTATATGTGACGGCCAAACAATAATTGTATCACTACCGTCTTGCGCTTTCACTTGAATGCTGTTAGGCATCAAATTGTCACAGACGATTTCCAAGTCAAACATGATGACTTCTTGCGTGACTTGCGACATGATTTCCGTCTTGGATGGCAACCACAAGACAATATTTGAACCGCAAGCCGTGAAATGATAACGGTGAACGACATGAAAGTCTTGCGTGATGATGTCCGAATACGCTTGTCCGATGTAGCCACGTTCAAACAAAGCACGTTTTCCAATGCCCCAAATGTTGCCGTCATACTCAAATGCCCGTTGTATATAATAATGGTCATTATCATAGTTTCCGGGCTTGCACTTGGCAATCAAGGTCGAACCGTTGATGTCATAAGGTGACGTTGATGTTACTTCAAAATCAGCCACATTATCAACGACAAACAAGTCACCGACACCGCCGATGGCCGACCAATGTTCCTTGTAGCCGTCTTTGTGTCTCAAAGAAATGCAACCGCCCTTGATGGAAAGGCCGTTTTGTGAACTTCTGTTGTACTCAACGCCGATGCGACCGTTAGCAATGGCAAAACCACCGATTGACCCGGATGTCGCTTTCACTTCACCCTCGATGTGTGCCTTGGTCATGTAGCATTCGCCATCTTGCCGGACGCGATAAGGTGCTGTCCCTCTGTTTTCATAGGACGCGCCCGCCCAAAAGCGGATTGCCGATGCCGCCGTTCCTTGCCCGGTTATTCCTGCAAGGATGCTTTGGTTGTCGCCCGCAACTTGAATTGTCCCGGATGTAACGATGCCGCCGTCAATGGTTGTCTTGGTGTTGTCGTATGCAACGGCAACAACCCAATCGTTCACATTGTACGCTTGCCCCTCTGCTTTGTCTGCAATAGAACGGCGCAAATCCGTTCCATCAACCCACAAATCGCCGATGTCATAAGGCGGATAAGGTGTCGCAACGAACACGCGGCGTTTGCCGTCCGCCGTGTCTTTTGCTTGGCTTGCGGTTTCCATCGCATCCAATGCGTCTTGGTTTTTGATTTCGTCCCAATAGAAATCATCGCCGCCGCTTCCAAGCATCCAACGATAAAGACGTTTGGTTGATGTGTTGTACCACAAATCGCCAAGGTGTTTCGACATCGTATCAACAACGGGAATCCATGCCGTTGCCGGGTCGGACGCTTGAAACCACGTTTCAATTTTGCCGTCAATCTGTGCAACCATCGTATTGATTTGCACGTTGTAGGTGTTATTGATGAAGTTCGTCAACGCCGTGTTGTCGGTGTACTTCGATGCCTTTTCCCAATCGCTTGATGAATAACTACCCGTCAAACGGGTTGTCTTGCATCGCATGATGTCCCCGGATGCGCCTTGAACCCACAAATCGCCCACTTCATAAGGCGGGTACGGTGTAGTTGTGAAGATGCGGCGTTTATCTTTTGCCAAATCCAAGGCATCGTTTGCAATGGCCAACGCTTCCGCAACCTCTGCATCCGATAGTTCTTGCCATTGATACACCCATCTTCGACCGGGAACAGCACCGGGGAATGGCGGCGGAACGGTGACTTGCACCTTGACATATCGGAACACCTTGCCCGTGTCTGTATTGTAGAACAAATCGCCAAGGTGTGCTTCTTTCTCGTTGTTGTTTCCCGCCGCCGTGTCGGTTGCAATCCATGTTGCGGTTGGTTCGGACGTGTCATCCGGGTCGTAATCATAGAAGAATTGTTCAATCTGACCGTCAAGTTGCGCTTGGATGTCATCAAGGATGCCGGGCAACACGTTGTTGATGTAGTCTTTCGATTCCTTGGATTCCGCGCCAAGTTCCGCAAGGGTCTTTTCCGAACCGTTTTGCGTGAATACGATGCGACCGCCGATTTCGCCGTTGTCAAGGTCGAAATATGTGTTGCCGTCCGCCGACTGAATCATGCCCGTCTTGATGAACCGCCCGTTGATGGTAGTGAAACCGTATGTCAAGGCCAATGAACGCACGTTCAAGGTCGAATCAACACTTGACAACGTACCAATCAAGAAGTGATAATAATTCGCGTCTTGTTCAACCTTGATTTGGTCGGTTGACCAAAGGAAAGTTGCAGCCGTCCCGGTTCGCTGACATTTCGCATACAGATAACGGGCGTTGTTGTCAAGCAACGTCAAAGAACCATCGGCGATTATCCACGAAACGGCGGAATCTTCGTTGATGGTGTAATGCGTCAAGACACCGCCTTTCCATGAAAGTTTGTTCGGGTCGCCCTCAAAGTTCGGTTGGATGACGGTGTTCGTCAATCCGAATTGCATTGACTTTGCGCCGACCGACAACATGGATGTGTCAATCGAAAGGGGCTTGATGCGGTCGGTGTAATAATCGCCGTCCGGGTCGAACACCATGTCAAGGACTTCGCGGGATGTCCGCCAATTCTGCCTTGCCCTTGCCGGGTCTTTTAGGTTGTTGATGGCAATGATTTTGTCGATTTCCGTCAATTCCTGCAAGACGCGGGTCTGTGTGCTTGTTGTCACCGTGTCCGAAATGGTCAAGGTGTACTTGTATTCGTCAAGGATGTCACGGGTGAACCCTTTGATGCGGATTGACTTGTCAACGTCAATGTCCGGGTCAACGATGTGCAAGTAGTCACCGGGGACAAAGGCATTGACAATGACGTTCGACACGTCACCGCCGACAAGTTTCTTCAAGAAGTTCTTTTCAAGGTTCAACGAATATTGCACCTTTGGTTGCGACACTTGCGGGAAATACGCTGCACCCTCGTTCGACAACTCTGTTTCCGCCGCGTCTGTGATGGTGTTCGGATAGATGACACCAAGAATCTTGTATTTGTCGCCGGGGATGCTACCATTGCGCCCGTGAAATTGGAATGCTTCACTTGACGAATTGGGGAATATGTCGCCGCGTTCGTCTTGAAACTTCTTGATGGTGAACTTGTGCGTTGCATGGTCGTATGCCGTCACTTCAAACTCATATCCGGCAAGGTTGCCCGTGTTGAAGTGAATCTTGGCCGTTTCCCCGGCAACAAGGTAAATCGTTTCACCATCGTTGTTCTTGGCCATCAAGTCGAACGGGAATCCCGTGTCGATGAATTGAAGTACATTCCCGGAAACAACGCTTGTGACTTCACCGTCATAATGCGGTTTTACCTTGTCGAACACCTTGCGACCCTCGATGATGCCATACTTGGCAATCAACGTGTCATCCTTGATGAATGACGTGTGCTTTGTCTTTCCCGGCAAACAAAGGCGGTCGGCGCGATACTTCAAGGAAATGTTTTCGGTCGAACCATAGACATACAACTTCGTCACAATGTCGGTTGATGTAACATTTTGGCGGGTTAATTCATACATGCCGCCGCCGCGTCCGAACTTGAACGTGTAGGGCAAGGTTGAACCGACTTTCTTCAAGTTTATCACATAGACATCGTTTGACTTGACAATCTCAAATTCAACCGTTGTCGAACACTCTGTGAATTGGGTGCAAAGGTTCTGCAAGACCGCAAGGCAATTTTCGCCGTCAAATGTCAATGTCTTGTAGTCTGTTTCGGGACATGTGCCAAGCGACCATTTGCCGGGGAATACGCGGTTCGCGTTCGCAACCAACACTTGCATGAAGCGTTGCAACGTCCCGGTCAAGGAATCGCCCTGCACGTCTTGAAGCGTGTTGCCGGATGTCTCGACCGAAAGTTCATATTGCGCCCGGATAAGGTCGTATTGCACACCCTCAAAGACAAGGGTGTAAACAAATTCTTGCATCCCCGTTTTCTTCACTTGCGGCAAGCGGTTCAACGTGTAGTCACGCCCGAACACGGTGATTTTGTCGCCAATCTCGTATTGTTGCGGGAAAGGCGATTGAACGGTGATGTTGACCGTTTCATCGGCATTCAAGTTCCATGTCTGTGATGCCGATGTGATAACGGTTGCCGTGCGCCTTGATGAAAGGGGCGCACGGTTTCCGTTCGGTCTTGTCATTATAATTTGTTCCATACAATGATTGCGTTGGTTTCAAAATCTGTGATTTCGTCAATACAACCCGTTATGATTGGGAAATAGTCGCCGTTTTCTGCGTAAACGTGCGAAATGGTGTGTGATAGGCTGTCACCCGCAACGTCAAAGTCCGCCGTGCCGTCACCCCAATAGATGTTGACGTACTTCATGGACTTGAACGTCATTGTGCAAGTCTTGGTTGCTTCTGAAACGCGAATGTGCTTCAACACGCGCTTCACGGGTTCGGGTTCTGTCAACTTCACCTTGAAAGTGCCAACCATCAATTGATTGTTCCACACCTTTGACACGTTCACAACGTCCTTGCAATATACTTCGTACACCAAGGGTTTCACCGGGTGAACATTGATGGTCAAACGCTGTGTTCCCACCTTGTCGAATTGCTGCATGAAGTTCGACAATTGGATGACGAAATCATTCTTCGTTGCCGCCTTGATGAAGCAATCAAGGGTGATTTCACGGGGTTCAAAGAACTTGTGATTCAAGTCAACGATTTCGCCGTGATAGTTGTCGAAACTCACCGAATACGGGTTCTTCAACTTTGGTCGGTCAACTACACCGTCAGACCCGGCCACGAACACGCCATATTCCTTGAAGTCCACGCCGTCAAGAAGATAAGTCATGCTAACCGATGACGATGTTTCGTTGATGATTTCTTCTTGTGTCAAGGCAACCTTGCAGACTTTCACATCGTCAAGAAGTCCAAGACCGTAACATCCGGGCGTTTCGCCGCCCTCACCGTAAAAGTCTTGATTCAACGAAATGCCCGTTGGCGTTCCGCCGTGTGTCACGGTCTGCACCAATTGCGCGTTGACATAGAAACGATATGTCGTTCCCTGCTTGGTCATCGCAATGTTGTACCATGAACCGGGGTTCACGTTGATGGGAACTTCAAAATAATTCTTCACGCCGGAAAAGTTCACAACCCAAATCAGTTGTTTCGGTGTCCCGGCTGCAAGTTCCACAATCTGCACATAACCCATGATGGTTAAATTTCCGGCAAGGGTTTCGATGATGTCATGTTCAAGTTCGCAATACTCGTTGCCGCCTTGGAACTTGATTGCGTTGCCATTGTTGCCGGGAACGAATGATGCGCCGATGACATCGCCGTCCGAACGGCTTTGACTATAATCAAACGCCTTTTCCGAACCGTTTGATTCATCAAAAGGCAAATTTAGGATGATGTCGTTTGCATTCATATTCTTATAGTTTTATTTGCTGTTTAACTGCTTTTCAACAACTTTGACAACCGCTTTCCCGTCATAGGCGGTGATTGTCTTGCCGCCATATCGGTTGACATGCACCTTTGCCCGGTCGTGTGCATTGACGGTGACTTTTGCGTCATCATAGACATACACCATGACAAATGCGTTGTCCGATGCTTCGATGACCAAATCCGATGTGTGCTTTGCATACACTTGGCACACGCCATAAGACGTGATAACGACTTTCCCGGTTGTCTTGCCAAGCGCAACGCATTTGCGATAGTTCGTCAAGTTGATGTTGTCATCAAGGAACAATCCGAAACTTTCCATTGTACCCTTTCCATGTTCCCGGATGAAGTCGTTTGACGGGAAATCATGTTCAAGGCAAAATTCAAGTTTCGACAAGTATAGTTGAACCAATGCGGCCTTGTTGTCGCCGACATTCTTCAATTCATCCAAGCCGGGTGAACACGCGCCCAAGGCTTGCGCTTCTTTCTGAATCTGTTTTGCGAATTTTTTCATGTCGTTTCGTTTTTATATGCCGTTCGCCCGGTTCGTGTCACCGTTGTTGGATTCAAGGATTTCAAGAATCCGGGTCAACTTGCCAAGATGGATGTTATATGATGTATTCTGTTGAATCTTGTTCAAGACCGTCAGTTGTTGGCGCAAGATGGTTGCCGTCTCGACTTGGTTCAATCGGATTGCGTTCATCTGTCCGCCAATCAATGACGCGGTTTCCTCTGAAACGCCCTTGACCGCGCCCGTCAATGATTCATCATCCTTGTCGCCCAAATCCAAGTCCTTGAAGATTTCGGAATATTCGCCCATCGCTTGATTGAACGTGTTGGCGATACCTTGAACCCTTGCTTTGAATTGGTTGATTTCATAGTCTGTCAGACCATCGAAGATGAAGTCATCGCCGTTCCAATAGCCCATTGACTTTTCAAGTTGGTCAAGCGCACCTTGCAATTGCTTTTCCAAGAAGTTTTTCTTCAACTGATTCAAGACGGCATTCTTCAAGACTTCGTTGACGGTCTTGTCAAATGCTTCGGCGGCATCTTCACCCTTGCCGAACGCTTCAACCAAGGCATCGCCAAGTTCATTCGCCATGTCCTTTGCCGTTGTCTGCAAGATGTCCTTGGAAATTTCATCAAGCATGTCTTGGATGTCACGGTCAAGTTGTGCGATTTGTTCTTGATACTTTTCAATGTCGCCCCAATCGGTGTGTTTCTTCGACTTTTCATCCTCAATCATGCCGCGCAAGTGTGCTTGCTGTTGTTCCATGTTGCGGATGGCCGCTTTCTGATTGGCATAGACTTCACCGCCCAACGCCCGGTTGATTTGCCATTCAAGTTGCTTGTATGTGCGTTCAAGGCGTTCGATGTCCTCTTTGTGCTTCTTGATGGACTTTTGCGCCTTGCGGTCACGCGAATTGAACAAGTCGTAAGCCGATGACAAAAGGCCGATTGAACCTTGAATGACCGAAAGGGGATTTCCCGTTGCGATACCCTGCGAAAGTTGGCTTGCGCCCTCTATCATGCCGCCGATGTCGCCAAGAATCTGTTGCGTTTCTTCATCCATCTTGACACCGAACTTTTCCAAAGACCCGGTGACGGCATCGAACGAACCCTTGACGAAATCCAACGTCCCGGAAACAGACGAAAAGGTTTCTTTCAACGATTCACGCATCAAGTCGGATGATGACTTGCCGGATTCCGCCTTTTGGATGGCCGCATCAAGGATGGCCATTGAATTGCCCGTGTCAATGCCCATGTCGATTTTGCCCTGCAACTCATTCTTCTTGCGCTTCAAATATTCAAGATATGTCGAACCATTCTTCAACAAGTCGGCAAAGGCTTTGTCCGCGCCCTTGACAAGTGTTTCATCCCCGGATTCGATGTACTTGACATAATTTTGGTATTCCTTTTCCTTATCTTTCAGTTCAAGGACAAAGGGGTCGTTGCTGTCAAGCAACTTGTTATTGCGCAATTGCTGCTTCAAGCGTTCAAAGGCGTTGCCAAGTGCCTTGAACGGGTTGCGGGATTCGACTTCTTGACGTGCCTTTTCCAATTGTTCGTTGATGGCCTGCAAGTCCGCCGGGTTGAATTGTCCGCCAAACTCAATCTTCTTTGCGTTGATTTTCGCAATTAGTTCATTGATGGTCTTTGTTGACATTTCATCAAGATTTCCGAACAGACGTTGCCAATCAATCGAACTTGTCAATTGCTCGTTGGCCAAATGGGAAAGTTCATCGGATTCGGCCTTGGCAAGTTTCGCAAGCATTTCTTGGTCGCCGTGAAGCGTTGCAACGCGGCGTTTTTCCTCATAGTCTTGGCGAATCTTCGACACCTTTTCTTGGTATGTCTGATATTGTTGACGCAATTCGTCATAATCATTATCACCCGAACTTTGCATGTCACGGTTGAATTGCGCCGTTCTGTTGGAAATGGCCTTGTCAATGGATGCGCGTTCGGTGTCTGTCGTTGCTTGCGCCCGGCGTTGCTGCAACATCCTCAAATCATCGTTGTACTTCAATTCCAACTTGATTTTGCGGTCAAGATACCCGGCATATTGTTCAAGAAGTTCGTCCGTTTCCTGCTTTTGGCGGGCAAGGGCTTCACGTTCCGCCTTGTCAAGCGCATTGGCCTTTTCTTGGCCAAGGCCGGACGTGTCGTTTTCCAACTCCTTGCGGCGTTTCTCGATGATGGCAAGGGCTTCAAGAACAGAACGGGCGTTCGTCAACTGCATGGAAAGTTCTTCATTGAACGCATCCATGACGGTTCGTTTCGTCTCTGCTGCAAGTGCATCGTTCAACTTGCGCAAGTTCTCGTTTTGTTCCTTGGTTCGCTTGTCAACGCCGATTTCAAGAATCTTGTCGCGTTGGTTCTTCAAGTAGTCAATATATGTCGCGCCCTCTTTTAGTAGGGCTTTGAACTCCGTTTGCGCCGCTTCGACAAGAACTTGGTCGCCGGAATTGACCCAACTTTTGAAACGCTCATACTCGACTTTGCGTTTCTTCAAGTTCTCAACGAACGGGTCTTTCTTGCTTGAACCGTCACCATCGCCCAATTTCTTGAACTTCGACATGATTTTGTCGATTTGTTCTTCAACATCGGCCAACTCCTTTGACAAGTTCATCGCCGCGCCATATCCGATTTTGTATTTGCCGGTTGGCAATTCATCTTCACCCTGCGAATCAATGTTGAACGCACCATCTTCAAGCGACTTTTCAATCTGCTTCATCAGAACAGCCGCCCGCGCCCTCAACATGATTGATTCGACAATCGCCCCGGTGTTGTCGTTCAAGAATTGTTCCGCCTTGTTGACCGAATCAATGGCCGCGCCAAAGTCCCGGAAATCCTGCGCACGTTTCTTGATGAAGTCGGCCTTTTCCGCTTCGCTTTTCAGACGTGACCATTGTTCACGCAATAAAAGGAACTTGGAAACAAGGTTGCGTTGAACGCTGTTGCCCGTTTCCCGGATGGTCTTTTGATATTCTTCATGTCTGCGTTTGGCTTCTTCTGCCGCTTCTGCCGCTTTCCGTTCGGCTTCTTCTTGTTCCTTGGTCTTGCCCGTAAGTGCTGACACAAGGGCAATCAAGCCACCGACACCCGCAAGAACCCATCCGATGACGGGAATTGACTTGATGGCGACACTAACGGCATGGATTGCACCCGCAAGACTGAAACTTGCGGTCGTTGCCGCCCCTGCTGCTGCTGCACCCGCCGTTGTTGCGGCGGTGTTTGCCACTTGCGCCGTTGTATTCGCGGCGGCGGCGGCTGCATTCGTTCCTTGCGCACCTGCGTTCGTCTGCTTTGCAACGGTGTTTGCGGTCGTTGCGGTTGTGTTCGCCGTTTCTGCAACTGCATTTGCTTCGACCGCCGCCGTGTCTGTGACCGTTGCCGCCGTGTGTCCGGCGGTTGCGGCGGTGTCTGCATCCTTGGCAACCGTATTTTCAACCGTTGCGGCTGTGTCGGCCAACTTCGCCCCGGTCGATTCAACCGTTGCGGCTGTGTCGGCGGCTTTTGCAACGGTGCTTGCCCCGGTTGCGGCGGCATTCGTACCCTTTGCGGCGGTGTCGGCGGCGGTTGCAGTCGCATTGCTGACAACGGCGGCATCATTGGCCGTCAATGCGGCTGTTTCGGCTGTTTCGGCGGTCGTTGCCGCGTTGACAACCTTTGCCCACCATTCTTTGAGACCTCGCAAGGTGACAAGGGAAAAGGCCGAATCCTTGTTCAAGGTTTCGGACACTTGTTGCAAACCGATGGTGATTGCCATGACCGATTGCAACCGGGTCATTATCTTTTGCAAATCTTCGTTTTCACCCGCAAACAAGGATATTGCACCCGTTGCAGCCGAAAACGCGCCGGACAAGCCGGACAAGCCGGAAAGAATACCTTTGAACCCGGCTTGGTCATGGGCAAGGATGCGTCCTTGCTGTGCAACATCGGATTGTATGTCTTGCAGTCGGCCAAGTTCATCTTCAAGTTGTTGGTATGCTTCACTTTGCTTGTCGATGCCTTGGTCAACCAAGTTCATCATTTCTTCTTTCAGTTCCTTAATACGGGAACGCATGGATTGGGCGACATCGGCATTTTCCTTGACCTTTTGGGCGTTGGTTTCTGCCTTGGCCGCTTGTTCTTCAAGGGCATCGGAACATTCGTGCAATTCCTGCAACAACTGCTTGCGGACGTTGATTTCACCCTCGACCGCCGCTTTCTGTTGCTCGATGCTTCGATATTCTTCATCGCGCCCGGCTGCAAATGCTTCGCCCGCTTGACGGCCAAGTTCTTGATACTTGGATTCAAGTTGGCCAATGGCCGCTTCGTGCATTTCACACGCCGCGCCGATTTCGCTTATCTTTTCCCGGATGGTCTGTGCTGTCAGATTGAACGCTTCATCCATCCGTTCGCCGCCGGAAACGGTCGCATCGGTCAAGCCCTGCACACGCCGCAAGGTTTCTTCGATTGCCCCATCTAATTGCGAATTGTCAAGTTCTGATTTGAACGACAATGCGCCGTTGTCAATATCTGCCATATCTTTACATCATGCTATTTACATAGTTCAAAATCTGTTGTTCGTTGCTTTCGGTCAAGGCAATGACTTCGTGACCCTTTTCATCGTCAATGTCGAATGACGGGGCATCAATCATCATCTTTTGCACCGTTGGCCATCCGATGCCGTGCAATAGGTAGTCATAAGTCCAACCGAAATGTTCACAGATTGCACCCCGGCGACCGTGTGGACTTTTTAGACCCCGTTGTTTTCCTCTATCCGAATCGGCATGGATGTTCGGTCGGTTGACATCAATCGAATAGAGTTCAAAAAATCCCCAAGATTGCACATTAGGTTCACCAACGTATATAATTGGTTCAACTTGGATGGCTTGATTGACCGGGCAAACAACTTTGTCAGTTCTTCAAGACGTTCGACATCTTCAACGAACTTGACTTTGCCGTTCCGCCCTGCTTCCGGGACAAGGTAATCTTCACCAAGAACCGCAAGGGCAATGACCTTGGCGCAACGAATCGAATGACGTGATGCCATCGAACGGGCTTCTTTCATGCCGTCATCGGACTTCAAGCGTTCTTCGTCAATGGCAAATTCAATCCATTCACGCGATAGGCGGTCAAGTGTTCCAAGGGTCGGTTCGTCAATCTTGAACTTTCGGACAACCGGGACAAGGACACGTTTCTTGAATAGGCCAAAGAACACGGGTTTCGTCTCGACATCGAAGTCTTGCACTTCAAACCCGATTCCCTTGTTCACAAGTTCGTTCAATTGCTCACGTTCTTGTTCAAGTCTTGTGATATTGTCTTTTTCTTCGTTCATGCTTCATGCCTTTTACGAAAGAAAGCCCCGCAAGAATCGCGGGATGCGGTCTTTGGGGCTTTCTCTGATTATACAATACCGCCAATTATGTTGGTGATTGGCTGTTGTTGTTGCTTGGTGCAACCTTTGGAATCGCACGAATGGCCTTGCCGGATGTCACGGCCAATGGTGTGATTGTGAAGTCCACAAGGACAATGCCGGATGCCGACAACGCGCCGTTGACAACGGCTTCGATGTCACCGTTAGGAATGGCAAAGTCAAGTCCTTGTTCGGTCTCGATGTAGATTGCTTTGTTGGCAACTACTTCATCGCCGTCAAACTTCCATTCGCCCGTTGTGTTGTCAACGTCACCGCCGATGTAGGCGGCAAGCATTGCGGGGTCGGGGTTCATCAGCGAGAAAGTGACCTTTGGAATCTTCTTTGACTTCTTGCGAACCTCCGGGGCGGATTTGCCCTCCTCAAAGTGTTCGGTCACATCGGCGGCATCTTGGTTGATGTTCGCCGTGTCCTTGTAAGTCTTGCCGATTTTTGTCATGTTCGACTTGGTGGGCATTGTTCCGGCCTCACTTGCGGCGGCGACAAGAATCTGACAAAGACCAAGGGTAATTGTTGTTGATGCTGACATAATTATTGAAATTTAGTCGTTTATTACTCTGATTGAATGTTCCACGAAATGCGGATGTTCACGAAATGTTGCTTCACGCTTGTTTCCGCCAAAGTTGATTGTGCTTCGATGGTGAACAGCAATCCCGGAACTTTTGCAGCCCGCAAGACCGAAAGAACAATGTCCGTGATGGCTTTCAAACGGGTGTCATCCGCTTTCAACATTGACTTGCCTTTGATGGTCTTTGGCTTGTCGGCGACATACACGTTCACATTGCTTGTCGCAATTTGCGGCAAGAAGTCTTGCGTCAACGAAATGGTATTGATGACAATATCTTCATCCGTTGAATCATCCGGGCGGTCATCCCCTTTGTAGATGTCACCCGAAATGGCCGACTTGACCGTCTGCACGTTCAAGATGCGGAACACAATCGTATTTATGTCGAACGATGTTTTCATTCTGCGGCGCGTTTGATGTTCTGTTTCAGTCTTTCAAGCATTTTCGGCAATTCCCTTTTCGCCAATTGTTCGGCGGATGTGATAACGTCACGGCCTTTTGATTCAACATGAACGGCGTAATTCATTCCGGCGGTTACGACAAGGCAAATGCCCGTTGTGTCGCTTCCAACCTTTTTCGCAAGGGCTTGTCCGGCTTTTATCCCGGTTGCCCCGTTCAACGTCTGTTCGTATGCCGAATGAACGGCAACGCCATCGACAAAGACCGCATATCCGATAGATGAACGCAAATTGCCCGTTTGGTCGTGAAAACCGATTTCCGGCGGGACTTCACGCGCATGGGTCACACACATTTCACCAAGCATCATCAAGCGTTTCACTTGTGCTTTCTTGACGGCATCAAGAAAGGCATCGCAACGCTTCTTGACATCATCGCGGGTGAAGTTCGGTTTTATAGCCATAATCGCGCATGAAGTTGGTCACGCTTGAAGTTCAAGCAAACCCCGGTGATTCTGACATCTGAACAATTCGCATCGTTGGCGACAATGACCTTTGCGCCAAGTGCAACATCCGGGCATGTTTTCGGCAACTGAATCAACGATGTCACCTTGTGGGCAACGCCGCCGACTTGGATTTCAGAACCGCGCCCGTCTGTTTCTTCCCTGCATGATGAAAGAAAGGTGTTGGTCGGTGTCCCGGCCACAAAGTCGCCATCATCATTGCGCACGGTCTCGCCGGGCGTTGCAAGGAATAGGAAATGCGGGTATTGCTTCACGAATGCCATTGTATGAATCACCAAATGTTTGACTTGTTACGGATTTTCGGACGGGAAAACAACACATTTTCCTTGCCAAGTTCGTTGCATAACGCATTGTAGAACAATTTGACCGCATCCATGTTCCATGAAACGGAATATCCGCCCTCTGTCACATTCTGCGTTGTCCCTTTCAACACAACCGACATGCGATTGTAAACCGCATTGTCACATTGGTTTATCTGAACTTCGGTGTCGGCGGAAAGTCCGGCTTTCAACAAGATTATGTCGATGTCGGAATCCGAAACATTCAAGCCGTTCAAGGTGGTTGTCAAGTATTGTTTATTCGTCATATCGTTATCGGGAAAAGGGGCGGGGCGGCATTGCATGGGCGTTCAACTCCACGCGCCGCCCGCCGATTAGTTCTTGTTCCAAGATGTCGCGTTGGTCTGCATAAGAACGGAACGTCCTGCGAGATTCCAAGCGGGGAATGCGTTTGCAATGCCCTGCGTAACCTCTTGGACGGGTTCTTCATTGCTGAACTTCTTGACAAGCGTATGTCCGTGCATGACCTTTTCAGCCACCGAACCGGGCATCTTCTTGGCATCAATGGGTTTCTTCCACCATGTGTTGCCAAGGACTTTCGATTCGCTGAACAGAATCACATCATCCTCGAATGGGTTGCCCGTCTGACGTGAACCGTCAGCAAGTTCGATGGTGATGTCTTGGTCGATGATGACAATCTGCAAGCCCTTGAACGTCTCTTTCTTCTTGGTAAGATAAGCGTTCACGGCTTCAAGGCTTGGGACATCCTGCGCACTTGTGATGTTCTCCACAACGGTTGCACAACGCTTGACAACTTCTTCCTGCATGGCAAGTTTGCCGAATGTGTCAAGGTTCATAAACGCGAACTTGTACTTCGCGCCGTACAACTGCTTTCCTTTCTTCAAGGCGGCGGGGAAATCAACCGACAACGGCTTGCCGGATGTGCCGGATGAATACGATGTTGCAACGCCGATTTTGTTATCCGATGGAATCAGATAATCGACATTGTACTCACTCACGATTGCCGCATTGTTGGATGTGGTGAAAGTCACCTTGCCAAGTGAAATTTCTTTCAAGGCAATCCATTCAAGACGGGCGGCAACGCCATCCCAACAGAACTTGGTGTCCTCTGCCCAAAACTCGACAAGCG